AATTAAATCAATCATTAAAAATTTAAAATAAAGACCGATTACTTTTCTAAACTCCTTGTAAGTTACCTTTCTTTTTTGACAGTCACTTAAACTAAGTAAATCTTTGTTAAGACTTTCTTCTATGTTGCTGTACACGCCATAAGTGGTGTATACGCCTTTATTATCCCTTGACTGGTGGCTCAAGTCCTCTTTCTTCTTTAGCGTTGTTTATCTCATCCTCTTTTGTTTGCATAGTCATATTTAGTTCTCTTTGCATTATAGAACTATTAATGTACTCGTACATACTTAAAGGCATAGGGTATTCGTCTTTTAAGGGATTATAGCATTTGGGCTCACAACCTTCAACAGGCCATTCGTAAACCTTAGCAGGATCTTCAAAGACACCTCTTATGTTCACATAAGCTAAATCTCTATCGTCTCCATAAAGCTTAAAATACATTCTACTACCAACTAGATAAGCTCTGCTCATTTGTTTTCCAAAAGCAGTGTGTTCTTTAAATAAACTTACGTCTGCACAATCCAAAATAAAAGGAGTTCTTTTATCTATTTTGCCAACGAATAGTAACGCCCTGTTATAGGGAAAGTCTACAAGTCTAGGAATGTCTATCTTTTTTATTTTACAACCCCACTCAACTTTAGGGCAATCAGAATCAGCAGCGTCAACCTCTGTTAAAGGAACAACACCTAAGTCTTGAATTAACTGAGGGTCTATATTTTTACCATAATCGGTAATATTTAAAATACCTTTTGCCCTATAAGCTCTAATCCAAAATTCTATTTGCCTAATTGTTAAAGTAGAGTCATCACTATTTCCTTGTCCTGCGTAGGCTAAGTTTTTAATATTATATGATAACTCACTTAACGTCATAGCTAATTATTTATGAAATAAATATAAAAAAAAAGGGTGCACGAAACACCCCCCTTCTCCTTAAAAGTAAAATGTTTATTAGAATTTTGCAATTAATCCTGCTCCTTGACCTACAGGTACAAACGCTTTAACTTCTTTTACAATTTTACCTTCCGAGTCAATAAATGGAATCGGAGCGTCTTGCTTGTAAGTAAGTAAAACAGTATCGTAAGTAGCCAAAGTAATGTCTGCTGCAGGAATACCTGCTTCTAACAATACAGCAGGAACACCTTCTGCTTGAGTAACAGCTGTAAAAGAAAATGCAACAGTACCTGAAGCACTTGCCGTGTGAACACTAACGCTAAAATTGTTGCTTACAACACTAGATGAAGGAACAGTTAAAATACCTGAAGAGTTAGTTGGACTAGCAAGACCAGGAAGACCCCCTATAATAGAAGATTCAATTAGTGTTTTAAACGCAACAGCTATACTTGTTACAGAAATATCAGTTACCGTGTGAACAAAATTCTTAATAATAGTTTGAGCACTATCCTTAATAGTAAGAGTGACTCTAATCTGATCATTAATTGCATAAGTTCCTGCGAAAGTAATATTATAAGATAACGCACTACCTGCAGATGATGCAATTCTTGTTGGTGTGTTAACAACAAAACTAGCTTTAGGTAATGAAAACTTTGAGCTAATGTTAACATACTCTACGCCACCAATAGTTGTGTTTGCCCCTATTGATGCGTTTGAAACGATTGGAAATTTTTTATATCCCATTTTTTTTAAATTTTAAATTAATAATTTTTTATGAATATCTAAACGTCATTGGATTGAAAGTTGGAAATACAACAACCGATTCACTTTTAGCTTCTTCTATAAAAGAAGAATCATAAAGCTTACACAGTTCTTTAAAAGTTGATGTTGGCTTTCCTGCGTTTACGCCTGTTTTTATTTTTGGGTAATCTACCCCTAGTTCGTCTAGCCTTTTAGCAATATCAGCTTTTGTTTTAAATGTATCTTCAGCCTTCATATCTATTGAGTTTTTGATTCTTGTGTTTGTACCTGATAGCCAAATTGATCTTGTATGTTTCCTAACATTTTTCTAACAGCAATATTAACCACCTCTTCGTGAGAAGATACGGATAATTCGCAATTAATGTTTAAATCTTTACTGACATCAACAGGAGTTTTTAAATATTTTAAAAGAACGTCCGTAGGGTTAGAGGTGCTTATTATTTCAATTAAGTTAGCACCAGCCCTATTTTCTTGAGTGTACCCAGGATTAGAATCATCATTTATATTAAAAGGATCAAATTGGTTTCTAACTTCATCGTCAAGCTGTATTGGTGGAATCGCCCGTGTAACAATCCCACCACAGCTATCTGTATAATTACCCCTTAAACTTAAAACGTATCTAAAATCATTTATCAAATTTAGATTAATACTAGCTATAGGAGCAGCACCATAAGCACTACTCTTTACTAGAGTAAGAAGTTTTTCTCTAACTTCTTCGTTGTATTCAAAAAGACGATATGAACTATCTACAAATTCGATTTGTGCTAAATTAATAAACTTATCCTTCTCGTCATCATTAAACCAAGGAGCGTTAGCTTTGTCTATTAATAAATCGCACAATTCGTGCATTTGCGTTATAGTCATTATTTAACTTTTTTAAATTTCATCTTTTTAATTAACTCCGATTCTAAATCTGCATTATCCTTCAAGAACTGTAAGCTAACATCAAAAGTAGTACCTAATCCAATTTGACCAAATAAGTATCTACCGTTCTTAATAACTATATCCCTAGACTCTAAAGCTCTATACAATAAAACTTTTCTGTCGTAATCAGGACTTTCTATTTCAGAAATTATAGTTAAAGCACCTAGTTTGTTTGCCGAACCTGTTTTAGATTCTGCATATTCATACAAAGCTCTCTTTAAAACTATATCTGAAGAACCTGGCATTACTCTTATTTGAACAACTCTAGCTAAATCTTTAAGACCTTCAGTATTAAGACTAGTAATCATACTATCAGCTTTCGCAGCAGCATCTTTTCTAGCAACATACTGAGTAGCTTCATCATCAAAGTTATATAGTAACAGCAAAGGGTTAGCTCCGCTTACATAAATAGGATGATTTTTTAAATGAACGTATTCAAGACGATCATTGTCTTTTAGCATATTTAGCTTTTTCTTTTTGGTATACTTTACAACTCTAGCGTTACCGTTAGCATCTACAAATGGCCTGTACTCCGTTGAACCGTTTTCGTCTTCGTAATTGTAATCCCTAAGCGTAACTGAACCAGTACGCTTAGGGTCTTTCATTCTTACTTCTACAATTCCTGTATTAGGAGCACCTTTCATTAGTTGTGCTATTTCTTGTTTTGTTACACTTTCCTCGAACATTTTCTTTACTTTACTTAGTTAATAAATTTTATGCGTAAACTAATTGACCGCAAGACAATGGGTTTCTTACAATAATGCAAGACTCGTCTAGCCACTCAACAGTGAAACCGTCTCTAGCGTTAGCAGAAGTCATAGAAGACTGATCAAAAGGATTTACCATTCCTGGTATATACTTCATAATCATAGATCTTTTAATTCCACCTGCACCTTTAATAGCTCTCTCTACGTTACCTTCTCCATTTTCGTAGCTCCAATCCATAAACACCATTCTAAATGATTCTTTAGGATAACCTGTAGCAGCGTCAATGTCGTTACCGTGTAACTGAGGATCATCAAATAATGGACAATCAACTAAAGTCATTCTATGACCTAAAGCGTTGTATGATGTAAAGTTTACACCAATCTCCATATCTTTACCTACAGCAGCATCATAAACTAAGTTGCCGTCAGGGTAAACCAATTCTTTCATAGCTTCGTGAAAAGCAACTCTTCCCGCAGTTCCTGTGAAAACCATCCAGTGATTTCCTTTTCTTCCTGTGTTTAAAGATAGTTGAGCTAAGAAATCAGTCAATCTTTTTTCAGTAAGAGTACCGTTGTAAGTATCAATGTTAGCAGAATCAATTTGTTTTAACAAACCGTCTCCCTTAACAATAGGCTTACCACCGTCATCAAATAACTGACAAACTCCGTTAGCATCCATTGTGCTTGTTGAGTACCAAGAGTCAAGTTCTTTTTGATACATATACTCTTTCTGAGTAGTTTCCTGTGCAGTAAAGTACCACAATTTCTGACCGTTAGACTCTATCCAAGTAATATCTGTTAAAGCAGAACCTGTTACAGTTTTAGCTTTTCTAGTAATACCTAAATAGTTTGTATACCAATCAGGGAATACTGAATTCTCATAACCTCTTTCTGAACCTTCAGGGAAAGCTGAAGCAACAGTGTTAGCTGTAAGACCTGGTGCAGTTTGAGCAGCACCAATAACTTGAGCAGCGTCATTTGTCATAAGCTTCATTCTGAAAGTGTAACCACCTGCAGTAGGGATTGGCTCAGACAACACCAAAGCTTGAATACCACCTTTAAATCTAACAACATCGTTAGGGTTAAAGAAGTTTTCTTCAAACTCATTAGTAAAGACAGCACCTGCAGCACCAGTACCTGTTAAGTTACCTGTTGAGGTAGAAGGTCTGTTGTGTCTTCCTTGGATAGCCCATTTAACTGTAATGTCTCCAACAATCTCTTCTTTTGCAAATCGAGATGTTCCGTCTGTAAAGTATGTCAAACAATACTGTGGGTATTGCTGAATTAACTTACTTGAAATTTCAGGGTACTTTAGTAGCCCTGTAACTAACGCATTAGACTGTAGCGTTTCTTTTCCGTATTTTCCTGAATAAAACTTCATCTTTTTTTTCTTTTAATTTAACCTTGTAAAAATTTTCGTGGATCAAAATCTCCTGTATCAACAGGGTTTGTAAACCTTTGAGGGGTTCTTTTATCGGGTACACCAATCTTGTCAAGAATTTCTTTTCTTCCGTTTTGTCTTCCGTTGTTTACTAAAGCGTTTTTAAGAACTTCTCTGTTACGCCAAAGCCAACTACTTTCTGCTAGATTTTTTTCACTTTCAGTTATCTCTTTGAGATATTTACCGCTAGTTACATAATCCGTATGGTTTCTCCTAACGTCAGGTAATTTGTCAGGATTGCCAGTTAATTTGAAACTAAATAGAGAATCAACGCCTTGCATATAATTCCCAAATGCTTCAACTGCTTGAGTGTGACTTTCTGCTTGCTTTGCAACATTTTGCTCACGCTCATTTATTACTTTTTCGTTTTCAGACTTTATGGCTTTTTCAATACCATTTCTAACTTTTAATGCTTCAACATCAATTAGGCCTGTGTCCATTAACCTTTCTACAGCATAATCTAGTTTTTCGTCTTTTAAACCTTCAGCTTCTAAGCTTTTTCTAACTAAGTCGCTATCATCTAATTTAAGAAAATTATTTAAATCGTCAAGTCTTTTGTTTGAAACAGGTTGATTTGGCGATTCTAATTGTTTATTTAATTTGTTATTTTCTTCAACTATATGATTTAATACTTCTTTAAGCTCGTCAATATTTTGAGCGTCTAAACCTAGTTCACTAGTAAACGCTTTAAAATGCTCTTGAGTTACCTCTACTTTTGGAGTTTCTTCATTATTAGAAACCTCTTGGCTTTCAGTCGCCTCATTAACAGGCTGTTCTGATGTTTCAGCATTTCCAGAATTATCAGCATTATCAAGCTCACTATTACTATCGGATGGAAGGTCAGGCCAAGCCAAATCTCCATTATCGGCATCATCAAGATTACTATCTTTATTTTTATCTTCTTCATTATTCTTTTCATCCCTAGCCATAAAAGCTGTAGGATCAAAAGCGTCTAGCTCGTATTCCTTGTCGGGCAATCCTTCTTCTTTTTGTCCTACACTTTCTTCGTTATTAGAAGAATTACTATTTTCTGACTCTCCTGCTTGTTGTGCTAGGCTATCTCCTGATGTTGTTTCTTCAACATTTAAAACAGGTTCGTTTTGATTTTCTGTACTTTCCATATCTCTTTACTTTTTTTCTTTACTGTTGTGGCGGTTGCATATTTTCAATCGCCTGCTCTTCTGTTCCTGCTTCCCCTAAAT